GAGAGAGAGCGTGTAGCGCGTCGGCAGGTGTTCATGGCGACCACGAATGAGATGAGCTTCCTGAACGACCGATCGGGGAATCGTCGGTTCATGGTCGTCCCATGCGTGGGTGTCATGGATGAGCGTGGGCTTCCTGTGATGTTCTCCGACCATGCGTTTGCCCACGAAATCGAGCAGGCGTGGGCACAGGCATATGCTATGGAGCAGGCAGATCCAGAAGCTCCATTGGCTCTTCCGCTCTGGGCTATGGAGGAGCAGGCTCGTCGGAACGAGGGTGCGAGCGTCGCAGACCCCATCGAGGAGAAGCTCAGCACGCTGTTCTCTGAGCGTCGTCTGGATGACGAGCCTCTGAGCTACGCACAGGTCTACGCAGAGGTCTATGACTGCTCACAGTCTGACTATGCTCGGGAGCGACACCTGAAGAGCTTCCAGGACCTCGCTCGTCGTATCGCAAAGCGGGAGGGCTGGCAAGAAGGGCGCTTCTACGCATTCTGGGGAGAGTCGAAGAAGTCGCAGAAACGTGGGTTCTCTCCTATCCTCACTGATGCTGAGCGGGATGCTATCCGACGACGCATAGCGGACGAAGCGGACGATGATGCTCTGATAGATATTACCGCTATAAAATTATTCGACTAAATTTTCCAATTCTGGATTTAGGATGGTCAACCATCCTCATATACTTTTCATTGTAAGCAGATGAGTATATGGGGATGGTGATATCATGGATTTGTTTGAGTATGGGCGTGCTCGTATGAACCGGCGTCCGAGACCTGACTGGAAGAAGGAAATCGAGACGCTCTACATCGAGTGGACTGAGTGCACTGATGCTGATAGGAAGGCGTTTCTTGAGGACGAGATGGTGCGTGCGTATGCGCCCTTCTTGGTGTTTGTGTCATATCGCTACAAGCGGCCGGAACTCGGATATACATGGAGGGAAGCGTTCGACGCGGGATTGACGCGCTTCGCATACAGCCTGAGACACTTTGATATGGAGAAGTCTCCTCGGGGTGCGCGTGCGGTAAGCTCCTATTTGATGACGATGAGCATGAACGATATGACCCAGGAGAGTCAGCGCAGGGCGCTGCGTGCGGACATTAATGGTGCGTCTCTGGACGAGTTGCTCGAGGATCCTTCATATGGATTTGAGCGACACATGAGCGTAGAGGACGACACTGATACACTCTGTCTGACACCTGTGAGAGAGGTCATAGAAAGAGCAATGGAGGATATGACCTCAATCGACTCATTCCTGACAGACGCGCATGTGCTCAGGGAGCTGTCTTTTGTTAGGGTCCATGAGGAAGGGCGTGCTCGTGGTTTCAGGGTTCCGAAATCATTCTGGGCAGATCGCTTTGTGGACCATGTAGCACCGATGCTACAGGAAGCGCTTATTCGTGCGGGATATGATGGAGAGTGATGACGATGCTTCTGTTCTTTTCTGTTTGGATAGTGTCGCTCCTGTGTCCAGACGAGTTCGATACTGTAAGTGAGGAGCGAGTCCCATCGCTGGTGCTGTCTATCTGGATTTTCCTTATAGTGTGGCTTTCATCGGTCTGGGTCTTTTTCCTTGGAGGATACTCATGAGAAAGGAGATTGGTATGGTGGTTGAGATGCGTAAAGGTGACCTGCTTGCGGACTTGGTGTCGCACTATGGCATCAGTCAGACAATTGTGAAGCTTCATGGGTGGGATGTCCATGGGCGCATCATGGAAGCGCTGATGTCGTCGCCATGGGAGCCGGATGACGAGGTGCATTTTTATCTGCGTCCTGACAGCAGTGCTCCTGATGGACTGAGGATAGAGCTGGAGCTTGCGGGGGAGGTGGATGGACCATGGAAGCTCTCCTAGAGTTTTTGTATCTCGTCGGGGTCGGACTATTCTTCTCGTATTTAGTTGCGATTATCGTGGTAAGCATCTGGTGGGATTGACTCTATGATATGTGCTGTAAGCACATCGGATAGGGGGTATGGGAACTGCGAATATTCGTAGTTCCCATATTTTTGTAGGGGAGGGGGTGGGTCTGACTGGAGGGGAGATATCTGCTCTATCTCATGGGTGCCGGTTGATGAGATAGAGCAGAGGGCATTCGGGGACCGGTGTGGAGCGGGAACGTCACCTGCTTCTGACTTCATAAAGCTTCTTGCTTTCATGCGTCGTCGTATAGTCAGCATAGTGAGTCTGTGGCGTGTAGTGCTCGGAGGTGCTTCGGTGTGTGTGAAGCGTGGTGCTCTGTGATGTGATGCGTCTTGGGTGTCGTCTTGGTTGCGTGTCGGGAGGCTTGTCGGCTTTCAAGCGATGCGGGATGTGTGCTGTGTGTCTCGCTTGGCGTTTGCGTCGTGTTTTTTCGATGCTTTTTGTTTCTTTTTGGAGCTACTGTGCGGAGCTTCGTCGCTTCTTGTTTGAGGCTTTTCGTCGGTGTCGCTGTCATTGGGTAGGGGAGTCGAAATCTCGGGAGGCCCCCGGGAGATCTGGGCTTCCACGCTAACAGTTTTCCCCCGCCCGACGCACCATGAGCATCAGGGGGAGCTCCACCAGACTGTATACTATGTATCATGACCATAAAACATACACATGAAACGATGAGAGGGCGGAAGGATGGCTGTCCCTAAAAACAGGAAAACTGCACTCGTTCGCTCGCTCCGCAAGCTCGGGTGCGACGATGAGCGCATCAAGATCCTCACCCCAGAGATAGAGCATGCGGTATGGCTCGAGCAGAAGATAGACGAGGCGAGGACGCTCATCGCATCCACTCCGATTGTCGAAGAGTATCAAAATGGTCCGAATCAAAGCGGAACGCGTAAATCACCGGCGTACGAGGCTTTGCACAAGATGGTGGCATCATATAACTCATGCTTGAAAACTATTGTGGATGCGGTCGCTCCTGCTCCTGTGAAGGTCGAGGCAGAGGTTTCTGCGAAGAGCGATGTCGCACAGAAGCGTGAGCTTATGCAAGCACTTCGGCGTGCTGAGGAGGAGAGGCGATAAGCGTGGCAAAGGGCGGACGACAAGGAGGGCGACGCTGGCAGCGAGTCAGGGAGGTAGCTTTTCAGAGGGACAAGAAGGCGAATGCGGTGTGCTGGCTGTGTGGCCTTCCAATTGACTACGACGCAGAAGCAGGCACTCCGGACTCGTGGAGTCCTGACCACATCAAGCCGGTGAGTCGCTGGCCTGAGCTGGAATTCAGTCTAAGTAACATAGCACCCTCGCACTACGAGTGTAACGTGTCGCGCCAATCGGGCGAGGGTATCGACCGCATCGGTGTGTCGTCTCGGCGGTGGTAGCAGATGACATCACTGTACGTGATTGACATAGTAGAATCGTGCATAGGGCACAGGCTAATGGAATACCAGAAGGCCATCATCATGAGGGAGGTGGAAGCGTGGAAGACGTCGTCGTCGAGTTCGGACGAGAAGAGCCGAGGATCTTCACGCCCCCTCTCCGAGAGCTGACACCCGAGACGAGTGCCGGGTTCAGCGTAATCGAATTTGCCGAAAAGTGCCTCGATTTTCGCTTGCTCCCATGGCAGAAGTGGTTGCTTATACATGCTCTTGAATTACTTCCACTTGAGATAGAGGACCATCCACTGCGGCCGCGTTTCCGGTTTCGCACAGTGCTCGTTCTCGTAGGAAGGCAGAATGGGAAGTCGACACTCACCATGATCCTCATCTTGTGGTTCATGATGGTGCGATGTGTAAGCTTGGTCATCGGAACCGCGCAAAGTCTCGGTATCAGCGAGGCGCTTTGGCAGGAAGCGGTCGACGCTGTGGAAGCAAGTGAGGTGCTCTCCGATTACATCGCAAAGGTCCACATGGCGAATGGCGGGAAGCGTCTCATAATGGACATCGGAAAAGGTCGGAAATCGGAGTACAAGGTTGAGGCGGCGAGCAGGAAGGGTGCGCGCGGTCGCTCGGGCGACCTTGTGGTTCTCGATGAGCTCAGAGAGCACCACACATGGGAAGCATATAGTGCGGCATCCAACACCACGCTGGCGAAGCGTGATGGTCTCGTCTGGTGTATCACGAATGCAGGCGACTCATCGAGCGTAGTCTTGGAGCACCTACGTGATGTCGCACATAAGATGCTCGGCGACCCAGATGGGCGCTTTGATGCCAATGAGATGACAGATGTTGAGCAGAACCAGAGTCTGGGATTCTTTGAGTGGTCTGCTCCTCCTAGTGCTGACATCCATAGTCCTGAGACATGGGCATATGCGAATCCTTCGATGGGATACTTGATAGAAGCAAGTACACTTAAGGACAAGTCCTTTTCGGACCCAGCACCAGAATTCATGACAGAGTGCCTGTGCCAATGGGTGACGACGCTCGGAGACAAGCCATTCCCCGAGGGTGCGTGGGAAGCGACTCTGGATCCTACTTCCTATATAGACGATGGATCCGAGCTTGTCTTCGGAGTGGACGTAGCACCTGACAGGAAGCACGCATCGATTGCTGTATGCGGGACTCGTCCAGATGGGAACCTGCATATCGAGCTTGTCGCCTATGCGACGAAGCTGAGCAGAATCGAGTCATGGTTCAGGAGGAGAGTCCAAGCATATGGGGGAGCGATGACAGTATGTATACAGGGTCGTGGATGTCCAGCGTCGTCGCTGATATCGTCGCTGTCTGCGATACCGGGAGTAGAGGTGGTCGCATGTCAGGGGCCTGACCTCACAGCGTCATGCGGAGCGCTCTACGATGCGATCGCACTGGCTGGAGACGATGAGCGGATTCCGACTGATGACGACGTGATGGTGTTCCACCTTGCTCAACCTGGCCTCGACATCGCAGCAGAGGTCGCACAGAAGAGGACACTCGGCGATGGGGCCTGGGCATGGGATCGCAGGCGGAGTCGGGAAGATATCAGCCCGCTATGCGCGGCGACCTGGGCGTATGGGTATGCGTCTGGAATCTATGAGGGCAGTCCTGCGATGCGGGATGAGAAGCCTAGAAGACAGTCCAGCATGAAGCAGCCAGGGCGGAAACGCGCCATCATGTTTGTATAGGTTTTTAGAGAGGTTTTAGGAGATATCATGAGCTTGATGTCCAGAATCAGAAGGGCGTTCGCACCTCAAATCGTCCAGACCTATGTCTGGGGACGAGCGAGCGCATATGTGGATGACATGAGCGTAGCAGACCTGTATGAGACCCAGCCACAGCTACGTACAGTAGTCTCGTTCCTTGCTTCGAATGTAGCTCAGCTACCGCTGAAAGTTTATATCCGGGAGTCTGATACGAGCAGGGAGCGAGACACCACGAGTCCAGTCGCAAAGCTTCTCGCTAAGCCGAACGCCTCGATGACGACGTACGAGCTGATATATAGTCTCATGAGTGATATCAAGCTATATGATACAGCATTATGGGTCATCGCAGAGGACGCAGAAAGCGACTCGGGGTACTCAATTCGACCTATTCCTCCTGTGTGGATTTCTGGCTATAAGGGTGGAGACCTTTTCGCACCTCAGCAGGTAATCGTTACGAATCCCGAGACCGGTCAGGAAATCCCACTGGACATGAGTGATGTCATTCTATGGCATGGGTATGACCCATCAGACCCGAGATATGGGACGTCTCCTGTGAAAGCGCTCAGACAGGTGCTGAGAGAGCAAATCGAGTTCTGGACCTACTCGACGCAGCGCTGGGAGAGGGACGCCCGAATCCCCGCATACATTTCACGAGGTGCTGATGTCGAACCCATGGACGACGAGGATCTCGAGCGGTTCCGCGATGCGTGGCAGGACGCATACGCGAAGCGAGGACATCGTGCCGGGTCTGTCCCAATCTTGGAGGATGGTATGAAGATCCTACCATCTCCGACGATGGACATGAATGCAGCCCAAGCTGTCCAAATCAGTACCCTCTCTATACAGACAATCTGTGGATGCTATCACCTGAACCCTGGTATCGTCACAGGAGAGCACCAAACATATGCGTCTGCGAAGGACAATGCGAGGGCACTCTACACCGACTGCCTGGGGCCTGACCTTCGCATGATTCAGGAGCGTCTGACCCGATATCTCGTCCAGCGTCTCGGATCAGACCCGAGGACCTACGTCGAGTTCGACCTGAATGAGAAGCTGAATGGAAGCTTCCTCGATCAGGTGCAGACCATCCAAAGCAGCGTCGGCGCCCCATGGATTACGAGAAACGAGGCACGCGCCATGGTGAACAGACCTGCGATTGAGGGCGGAGACGAGCTGATAGTCCCCCTTAATGTCGTAGCCGGAGGCCTCGCTTCTCCGAGGGACACCACTGAAAATTCATATGCCTCTAATTCCGGGTATACTATGCATAAAGGTGGCCCCGAGGAAGCCGGATTGAAGGGGGATACGGCCATGTCTCTTGACATGCCCCTTCAAGCCTCGGGGCCCGACCTGTACGCAGGATTCAATCGAATCGAGATTGACACAGACGATATCGCTCGTGAAAAATTCGACCGAGTACTAAGAAAATTCTTTGACAGACAGGAACGCGCTGTTCTCTCCAAACTCGGAGCGTCCGAGAAAGCAGGAGAGCCCTCGTGGTATGACGTCACGAGGTGGGATAGGGAGCTGTCAGACGACCTGTATGATGTCGCATATGAGCTTGTCGCTCGCTATGGCTATGAGGTGATGAAGGAGCTTTCTGAGGATCCTTCTGTCTGGTCTGCTCCGAGGACCCAGAATTATGTGAGGGCGGTCGCAGAGGCTCGTGCTCATGCTATCAATCAAGCTACGCTACGCGAGCTTCTCGTCGCTCTGAGCGGAGAACTTCCGGAGGATGACGAGAAGAGCAGTCCCAGAGGCGTGTTCGAGTATGCCCGGAGCTTCCGAGCTGAGGTGCTGGCCACGATGCTCACCACATCGTTCTCATCATGGGCCGCCGGTGAGTCAGTCAGGCAGTCAGGACGAACCGATGTCATGAAGCAATGGGTTGTCACATCTGGTAATCCTCGGGACACCCATGCTGCTATGAATGGCGAGACAGTGGCATTCTCAGAGCGCTTTTCGAATGGCGCCGAGTGGCCGGGAGATACCGGAGCGCTGGATGTCGGCGAAGTTGCTGGATGCCAGTGCCGCGTCGACCTGCTCGTCCCATAGTCGTGTACACTATCTATCATGAGGAGTGAAAAATGCTGAAAAAGAGCTTCGAAATCAAGGATATCTCTGAGGCCGAGGGCGGAGAGATTAAGGCCTATGCGGCCACGTTTGACCGCATCAGGGACTCATATGGCGATATAATCGCCCCAGGGGCATTCTCCAAGACGCTCAACGACTGGAATGAGAGCGGGCACCCCATCCCCCTGCTCTTTGGACATCGGACAGATGATCCGAGAATGAACATCGGATCAGTGGTGGAGGCGTCTGAGGACGAGCGCGGTCTGCTCATCAAAGCGCAATTCGATGAGACATCTGATGTCGCTCAGTACACCAGGAAGCTCGTGCAGGAAGGTCGCTTGACCAAGCTTAGCTTCGCCTACGATGTCCTCGACTCTGCTCCTGTGGTGCTCGAGGATGGGACGAAGGCTAATGAACTCAGGGAGCTTAAGCTTTACGAAATTTCGCTGGTACCCATTCCTGCGAATCAGCTCACCGAGGTGCTGGAGGTAAAGGATGGTGAGCATGATGAGACTCATGACGCCATCGTAGAGGCTCTCACCGAGGAGGACGAAGAGCACGTCGAAGAGAAGAGCACTGAGGTCAGCGAGAAGGCTCCTGCTGGTGAGGAGGCTCCTGCTGGCATCGCTGAAGCGCTCGCTACGATTCGAGAGCTTGCTGACCGGCTCGATGGGATAGCGGAGATGATCGACGACATGGCCGAACGCCTCGGCGTTCTGGTTGATGCTCAGAAGGATAACGAGGATATCACTGTCAAGGCGACGAGCGAAGCCGAGACTGCTAACTCAGAGGACAACAAGGAGGCCCCTCATGAGGGTAACTTGGAGGTCGACGAGAAAGCGGGCGAGGAAACGCTGGCTCGCATGGCACGATATATAGGCATTCGATAGCTTAGGAGGAGCAGATGAATGCAAAGGAGAAGAGGCAGGCGCTCATAGCCGAGCTCGATGGCCTCGTCGATGGAGTGAAGGCAGGCGACTCTGATTCTATCAGCCGCGCTGATGAGATCGTCGCTGAGCTGGAGCAGGTCGATGAGCTCCTCGAAAAAGCGAGCGCGAAGGCCTCTCAGATGGAAGCGCTGGGACAGACCAGCAAAACAACCAAGATTGAGAAAGGTATAAAAATGGAAACCAAGACTCTTGCAGAGCGTCTCGGAGACGCTATCAAGGCGAGTGGAATCGTCCGCGGTGCTCACCCCGGTCAGGCTGCGGTCGAGCTCAAGGCCGCTACCGATGTCGTCGTGTCCCCCAACCCAGGTGACGTGGAGATCAGCGACCGAATCGTTGCTGTCCCCAACGGCCGCCTGCAGGTCCGCGACCTGTTCCCCACCGAGCAGGTCTCCAGTCCGACGATTGGCTTCTACCAGGTCACGACCGAAGGGACCGCCGGCGCGGTGGCAGAGAATGGGGCCAAGCCTCAGATGTCTGCGGCGGGCGAGCTTGTCACAGTCGCTCTTAAGAAGATCGCCGCTATCCTCAAGATTTCGGACGAGATGCTCGAGGATTACCCGCGTCTGGTGAGCGTCATCAGGAACCGCGGCCTCTATGCCAAGGACCTCGCTCAGGAGAACCAGCTCATCAATGGTACTGGCACAGGTGCTCAGCTCACTGGCCTTCTTAACGCAGGCATCACGACCGCGACCTATGCTCAAGGCGCTGATGCGCAGGCCAAGGCCGAGGCCATCTATGGCGCGGCCATGGGTATCAAGTCGGCGACCGGCTATGACGCTGATGCTGTCATCCTGAATCCGACCGACTGGGAAGAGATTCGTCTGGCCAAGGATGGTAACGACCAGTACCTGGGCGGCGGCTTCTTCCAGAACGCATATGGAAATGGCGGATACGAGCTTGTCCCTGCTATCTGGGGTCTTCGTGTCGCTCTGTCCAGCTATGTGACAGCGGGCACCATCATCGTCGGCGCGTTCCAGCAAGGCGCAGCGGTCGCTGTCAAGGGTGGCCCGCGTGTTGAGGTCGGTTACGACGCAGATGACTTCTCACACGATCGTTCGACCCTCCGCATCGAGGAGCGCTGCGCGCTTGAGGTCTTTGTGCCCGGCGCCTTCGTCGCTATCACCGAAGCAGAGTAGTCCCCTCTCATCTCCTAAAGCCGAGGCGCGACTTCGGAAGCGGTGCGGCATATGTCGGAGATGTGCCCCTTTCCGGGCGGAGCATAGAGGGTATCGCTCCGCCCCTCTTTTTTTAGACGATTAGATGAAGGATCAGCATGGCAACAGTTATCACTCCATATGGCTATGATATCATCCTCGACGACGAGGAGACAGCGATTCCTGACCTCATCACTCCTGCTGATATCGCAGTAGCGTCCGGAGGTCGTATATCGCCGGCGGATCCGCGTCTTCCATCTGTCTGCTCTGCTGTGAGTGGAGTCATCCGGGACTACTGCGGGTGGCACGTCTCCCCGAACCTCATGTGCTCATATAGAACTGAGGTCGGGACGCGTGTCATCATGCTCCCCGCTAAGCTCGTCACAGAGATAGAGAGCATCGAGGTAGGAGACACTACGCTCACAGAGGACGACTACGAGTTTCGTCGCTCAGGAGCGATAAGGCTATGCAAGCGACCGGCACAGAGAGGACGATGGGGAGCATATCACGTAACGTATCAAGCTGGGCTTGATACATCCGCTTCTCCACTCGCACAGGTCGCTGCTCAGGTCGCTCTCAACAATCTGGCTGCAACACCGGGGGTCAGGTCGGAGAGCGTCGGACAGGTATCTATGTCATACAACACCTTGTCCGAGGGGGTCGCAGGCGGTGTCCAGCTTCTCAACCGGGATAAGAGCTTGCTCAGGTCCTACAAGCTCCAGCCGCTCGCATAGGAGGTGTGGAGATGCTACCCGCGTTCGCAACTGAGACGATTACAATTTATTACCCAAGGGTCGAGGTGTCTCGTGGCGCGACCCGCTATGTGAGACAGGTGGACTCCACGAACATGATCCATGTTTCGGGGTGCTCTGTCCAGCCGACGACGACAAGCTCGAATCTCTCTGAGCCTCGTGACGAGACGATGACCCTCATGACAGCATGGATTCCAGAGCATGAGTGGAGTCGTGTCATCGCAGGAGGTGTCGCCCGAGACCTGGTCTTCGAATGGAGAGGCCTCCAATTCATCCAGTATGGCGAAGCGATGCCATGGGTCTCTCCTGGGTCGCTCGGTCATGTCCAGCTCTATCTCCGAGCATACCGGGGGTAGAGAGTATGAGACGTGTCCAAATTGAATTCCTGTCAGAGGGATTCCGAGAAATCCTGATGTCTGATGGTGTCGCCGAGCAGGTCGAAGAGGCTGCGAAGCGTATCGCAGACAGAGCTACCGCGGAGGCGGGCGCTGTCAGCAATGCCAAAGATTCCCCACGATTCATCGCAAAAGGGCCGAGACAGGGGTACTATGGCGGCGGGCGAGTCGTGGCGTTTGTAGCATCTGAAAATGCGTCCGCATACAGCGACCAAGTAAAAAATGCCAGACTCGAATCTGTAATATACGAGGAGGCCCAGTAATGCAAGTCACAGTAGCTGTTGACATCGAGGAAGCGCTCCGCGTAGACCTCTCTGACATCTATGAGCGACTCGGGAAGTCTGCTCAGATTGTAGCGACGATGCTCCCCGCAGACCTCGGGGAAATCCCCCAGGGGGATGGACTCATAGCGATTCGCCGAGTCGGAGGGAGCCGGGCCGACCTGGTTAGCGACACGATGGCCCTCGTCATAGATGTATACTATGGGACATGGGAAGAGAGCATGACAGAGGCGAATTTTCTCGCCGGCGTCATCTCACAGCTCCCATATCAAGATGACACGAGCACTCAGTATCTGCGATCAGACATCAGCACGATGCCCTACGCTCTCCCAGATGCTGGAAACCCAATTTTCCCTAGGGTCAGGATGCTCGTAGAAATGGGCGTAAAAGCCCGCGTAGAGACACTGTATATCTAACCTTGAAAGGAATTTGACATGTCTGTTAATGCACAAAATGTCCTGATCGGCATGCCCGATCAAGCGGTCACTGGTGCTATCCTGTCCGCTCCGCTCGGCACTACGCTTCCGACGAGTGCTACCGACACGCTCGATGCGGCTTTCACCGATTCGGGTTTTGTCTCGGAAGATGGCCTGACCTTCTCGCCGGATTATAGCACAAATGATATAAATGACTGGTCCGGCAGTTTGGTCCGCAGGGTGAAGGAGAGCTTCAATGGGACCCTCAGCTGGGCCCACTTGGAGACGAACGAGAACAGTCTGAAGAACGCGTTCGGAGACGACGCAGTGACTGTGACCGCTGCTACCGCATCCCATGGTAAGCAACTTGCTGTAGCGATTAGCGGAGACCTCCCTGCGGCCAAGTCTTGGGCCTTCAAGATGAAGGATGGGGACAGCAGGATTCTCATCGTCTGTCCGAACGCTCAGGTCACGACTGTCAATGAGACTAGCTTTACGTCCAGCGATGCAATCGCTTGGTCGGTCGAGCTGTCTTGCTACCCGGACGCAAGCGGAAACAGCCTTTATATCTATGTGGACGACGGCCAGACTGCTTAAATGCAAGAATGGGGGTAAAATCGGATCGTCGATTTTGAAATAAAAATTTTGACGATTTCGACACCCCCTCTGACCTGCGGTTTTGCAAATGCAAAAATGCCGAAAATCGCAATTGTGGCGTTTTCTCAGCATTTTGCAGTAGTCTTAGTATAGGTATACGCAACTACATATGCAGACACCAGAAAACGATTGTACAGACTTCGGAAAGGGGCAAAATGAAGGTCGTACAGAACAAGTCGATGAATCCGAATCTCAAGGTAATCGAGTCCGAGCAGGAGCGGTTTAACTTCAAGCTCGAGCGTAGCGACGAGACATGGGAAGTCCCTCTGATACAGGATCTTCCTGTCAAGCAGGTCCGGGCACTATCAAAGGTCGCTGACAGCGATGATGGAATCGATGCGATTATCGACCTTTTCGACGAGCTTGCTCCTGGTCTAACCGATATAGCTACACAGCGTGAGCTGTCGCTGGTGATGGAAGCTTGGAGCGATGCGAGCAACATCAGCGTGGGGGAATAGCGAGCCTGGGGGACCTCATTGAGGAGCACCCCCGGGCGTTAAACTTCGACCTCCTGTCTCGCGTTGGCGTGTCGCTTTATGACATCCCTGGTCCCATCTCGTGGGACGATGTGAGAGACATAGTGTCATATCTGGACGCTAGCTCGGCGCTCGTTTCAGAGATGCATCCTGAGATCGCAGGCTGGCAGGGCGACCAGAAGACACCGATGCTCCTCGCTCAGATATGTGACCTCCTGTCAGGACTCCAGTACTCGTACACTATATGTCATATGAAGAAGGGCGCGCAAAAGCCGAAGGAACCGATCCCAATACCGCGCCCGGGCATCGCCGCACCGGAAAAGCAGGACCGACACTGGGGGTCTGGAGCAATTAAGATGTCCAGCTTCGCAGACTGGTGGGACAGATGTGACGACGAGTCAGACGAGTAAAGGAGGATGAGCATGGCAGGAAAGGGGCCCTATGTAGGGCGAGCGTGGGTGCAGGTCATCCCCACGACTGTGGATGCTCAAAAGAATATATCGAAGGAGCTCCTCCCAGAGCTTGACGCTGCTGGAAAATCTGGAGGGGAAAAGCTCTCTGGTGGAATCGGGTCGTCACTGAAATCAGGGGCTGGTAAGCTCGCAGGCATAGCGAAGGCGGCACTCGCAGGGGCGGGTGTCGCTGCTGTCACGAAATTCGTGCGTGACTCGGTCGGTGCCTTCTCCCAGTTCGAACAGCTCAGCGGCGGCGTACAGAAAATTTTTGATGAGATAGACACAGCGTCTATCATCTCAGATGCTCAGAACGCATACAAGGAGCTCGGGGTGTCTGCTAACCAGTATCTCGAGTCTATGACGAGCGTGGGTGCGACCTTTGCAGCGACACTCGGAGACGCAAAGGGGTATGATGTTGCAAAAGAAGGACTAAAAGCAATATCCGATTTCGCATCAGGAACCGGTCGGAGCGTAGACCAGCTCACTGAAAAATATACGCTAATTACACGAGCAACGAGTTCATATCAGTCGATCGCGGATCAATTTGCGGGCCTTCTCCCGGCGACGAGCGACGAGTTCCTACGACAAGCGAAGGACGCAGGACTGCTCGGGGAGCAGTATGAGAAGCTCACTGATGTACCGCTTCCAGAGTATCAAGAATCGGTCACCAAGATGCTGACACGCGGTGTCGACTCAATGGGACTTCTCGGAAATGCGGCCTCAGAGGCATACAGCACCCTCGAAGGTTCTACTGCGATGATGAAAGCATCATGGGAGAATCTCATGGTAGCGTTCGGGACAGGAGACCAAGCACAGCTCCAGACAGCACTTGAAAGGATGACAGAGAGCATAGGAGCTTGGGCGAGCAACCTGCTACCAAGGATTGCGACTATCCTCGGCGGAATCGTCCAGATGCTCCCTAAAATCATAGGAGACATCATCTCGCATATACCCGAGTGGACAGGACAAATCGCAGAGTCTGTCAAGTCCTCTCTACCTGGCCTAGTCCAAGGTATAGGCCAGGCATTCGGAATCGATTTTGATGCTGTCATGTCCAGCAGACTCGTCCAGAGCGTCCTCGGACTCGGAACGAAGATCCAAGAAGCGTTCACGAAGGTCTTCGGAGACATTGACCTTGGAAGCGTAGCAGGAGGGATGCAGACCTCGTTCCAGACTGCTGGTGATATCATCGGTCAGGTCATCACATCTATCTCGGACTCGATCGCATCTCTGATAGAAGGTATAGACCCTGCGACACTCGAAGCGATTTTCTCGACGCTCAGACAGGTCGGTGAGACGCTCCTATCAGTGATGGCCACGCTGGGCGAGCAGGTCGTGAATGTTATAGTTAATTTAATTATCCCTACAATCACGACGCTCTGGAGCTTCCTCGAGCAGGTCGTTTTGCCCGGCGTCATGCAAATCTTTGAGACCCTACGACCGGGGTTCGATTTCGTCATCGGGATGATAGCACAGATTGCTGGATGGATAGCACAGCTAGTCTCAGCGCTCGTCGATTTCCTCGCTCCTGTCATCGCCATGATTTTTGAGGTCGCTGCTCCTGTCATCTCAGGAATTCTCGCAGGAGTCGCAGACATCTGGAACTCGATTTTCACCGCTGTCCAAGACATCTGGAACACAATCTCCCCATTTGTCACTCGTCTCGTGTCAGACCTGTCCGCTGCCTTTACGACCATCGGTAATTGGATCAGAGCAGTCTGGCCGGTCGTATCATGGGTCTGCAATCAGATTGGCCAGGGTATCCGCATCGTGGTCCAAACTATCACAAGCATGGTCTCTGGTCTGATATCTGGGATAGGCCACATCATCTCCGGAATCATAGGGACAATCACAGGGATTATTAATGTAGTCGTTGATTTGGTTACCGGGAATTTTGACGCTCTTGAACGCGACTTCGGCGGCCTCGTGTCCTCCATCGGGTCCATCATATGGGGAGTCGTGGAAGCCATCACATCCCCATTCCGATATGCGTTCAGTCAAATTCGAAGCTTGTGGAACTCGACAATAGGATCCATGCATTTTGAGATCCCCGACTGGGTGCCGGGAATCGGAGGTGCCGGCTTCTCGATGCCTAAGCTCGCTAAGGGTGGAACCATCACCGGCGCCGGTAGCGTTCTAGTCGGTGAGGCTGGTCCGGAGCTGCTCACCCTCCCTCGGGGTGCTCGTGTGACTCCGCTGAAAAGCTCCGATGCGGTATCAGGGGGAGCTACGTACAGTGTCGTGGTCGGTGATGTGGATTTGACCGACGACGACCAGGTAAAGCGAGTAACCCGAGATTATCTCGAGTTCCTCGCAGGACTCGCAAAGCCCGCTGGGGTCGTATCTGTCTAAGTAAGAAAGGAAGAAAACGCATGCCAGCTCCATCACACACGCAGGACACCATCGCTCATCTCAGACACTGCGTCCGGATTGAGAGCGCTACCGGGAGCTATCAAGTGCTCCGCGCTCCGATGCTCACCGCAACTGGGGGGATCGTGGAGGTGGTCTCTCAGGGGAGCATCTCGGATGACTACGAGGGGACCACATTCTGGATCTTTCCTGCGACATCAGATGAGGCCCCTGCCGGAACCCACTGTATCGCTACTACGCTCTGCAAGCGAGGGGACAGTGATGCTGTCTACCACGAACTCAGCTGGAATGGATCTAATATCGATTTCGACCTCAGTGCCGACCCGAGCGAGTCACAAAATGCGCTCTGGTACATCATCCCGAATGGGGATCATTTTGCGATTCAGTCTGCTCAGAATGGCCTATTCTGGACAGTCGTCTCGGGGAATGTAGAACTCTCAGCATGGACAGGCGCTAACACGCAGCTGTGGAGGATGATGTCCGAGTACTCGCCCGCCGGCGGCGTTTTTAACGTCTCTCCTTCGCTTGATGTGAGTCAGTCTGTCATGTCCCTAACATCATCAGACATGGGGGCTGCGAGCATCGGAGCGTCATCGCAGAGGACTGCTCACACAGTGCTCTCTGCGGAAGTCATCGAGCAGCTCACACAGTCTAATGCTGGTCATGCGCAGATGGATCTCGCTTTTCCTGTGGACCGCGCTGAGACTCGCTGGAATCGCCTCGAGTTCTTAGATGAGGAGACTAAGCGCGGCCAATTCGAACAGCGGGGACCTCTCAGTCTCGGAGCGTCCGACACTCGGACATGCTCACTGCTCCCAAGCGAGAACATGGTGACCCCGCTGCCAAGCCTTGTCGGCCGCTTTATGGGTCAGCGACTACGCTACAACACGAGCAGCGCCGATTTCTCGCTGTCATCCTATGATGGTGAAAATCGTCTGGGGGCATTCCCCACATGGCAGACATCGTCCATAGACCCCACTGATGGAACTCAAGCATGGATGATGCTCCCGCAGAATTTCTTCGATTCTTCTCTCCCTACACCGATGGATCTCGGGTGTGAACTCATCGCATCGGGACAATCGTATGAACTCGCAGACACACAGACGCTTCCTGTCCCGGACGATACGACGAGCATGACACTTCGCCCTCGATTCGACTGCTCAGGGTCCGACTATTTGGTGACCGCTAAGCTCCGCTTCCTCACAGATGGAGTCTGGTCAGATGTCGTGACAGTCCTCGAGCCGGAGGGGGCAAATGTCGGCGCATGCTCGTCTGCTCCCTATGCGAAGCTCACCGGCGGCCCGGCTTGGATCCCGAATGCTTGGCCATCCAGTGACTCATCTCGGAGCATCACGCAGGATATCGCGATCCCGAATACGCTGTTCTCAGGCCATACAGACGCATCAGCGTGTCAAGTCATCCTGTCTGTCTCGTCCATGCGCTATGGGTCAGCTGAGGGTGCTCCTCCAGTTCCCTATGAGGGACGTACAGTGAGTCGGACATTCACAATCGGTCGTCATGTCAGCGTCTCGCTCGGAGACTCCACGCTGGACCAAGATGGAATCCATCTGGACATCAGCGTGTCAGGGACTACCTCATATGATCTCTCCATAGCGAAGCTCGTCTTCGTAAATGGCGCTAACACTCCTGAACCGATTCTCCAGCCCGAGGGCGTGACCGGGAGCGACATCGCTTTTTCCGACCTCACCAGCATCACTCATGCTCTGATGATTGGAGACCCCGCATCTGCTCAGCTTGTCGTGACCGGTTTCGTCGACTCGCAGTTCGGAACGCTCCCATTCAGTGGTGTCACGACGCTATCATCGAGTCTGACACAAGCACGTGTAAATGCAACGTGGTCCGCATGGGGCGGAATGGTCTATGACCAGTTCACGTCCCTCGGAGATTTCTCTGCGTACGCGGGTTTCCAGATCGTAGAGAGTGAGCAAGGACGTAGATATGTCCCCATCATGAAGATCTACGTACCACGCTCCGGCATTCCCTACGTTGCACGCTGTGGGAGCTATCTGGGAGAGGACGAGACGACTGACCCAGAGTGCGCTGTCATTATATGGAATGTCGATGGAGCACGATATCAGTACGAGATCATCACATCACCTCGGCGCCCGAATCTGGCCGCCGCCCTGTATCGCCGAGTCCCAGACATCGCAGGAACTCCTGTAAATGAACACATCGAAATCATTCCACTGCGGGGAAATTTGTCAGGTTCGATGTCGGTGAAAAACGACATCGCAGCGACCCGGCGTATCGGGGGTCGTCGCTATATCGCTGGGTCTCTGCGTGGACAGGAACCATCCATTAAATTCACCGGGACCATCTTCGCAGATGCTCTGGACACTGTGACTCCGGCTCCGAGGAGTAGCGATCCGTTCGTAATCACGACCGACATCCAGACGCTCATGAGCATCGACGCATCCGAGACGCTCCTGCTCAGGACTACTTGGGGGACAGAGCACCTCGTACGCATCGCAGGGGTGGACGCTCCCAGAGACATCGCCGGCGCTGCGAATTTGACCATCGACCTGATAGAGGTGGAGTCATGAGCAGGATCCTTTTTAGTGCTGTGGACCTTGGGACGCTCCAAGCGGTGAGGGATATCACGCCAATCATCTCAGCAGACGACTCTGCGACCATCACGCAGGACTCTGAGAGCGAGACAGTCTGGACCGGAGAGCTTCAGTTCGCCGGAGCTCGGACCTGGCTGGAGCAGCTCCTTAGAATTCACGTCGTCCACGACGATGGAGAGGACGAGATTATAGGGACTTTTTTCCCTACACTCACCAGTGTAGAGCGACTGGATCGGGAAATCGCAGTTGGAAAAATAAGACTCGATGGGACGCTCTCAGCGCTCGACTCTACGCTCCTCCAGACCACATATGTCATCGGGAGCGGTCAGCGAGCCAGTGACGTCATAAGGGACATGTGCAGTCTCGCAGGTGTCCAGTCTGATATCGACTCTTCGCTTGGAGATGCTCGCTATGCGACTGCGCTTTTTTACGATGTCGGTGCGAGCACCCTCGAGGTCGCTCTGGACGCAGCCGAGAAAGCGGGTGTCTCTCTGACATCGGACAGAACCGGTCAGATTGTCATACGCTCTGATGCGACTATAGATACGACCAGTCGCTTCGTCGCTGGTGGGCCGCGCGGCGATATCACATCTGAACTCCAGAAAAGTTTCAGCTTCGTGTCTGCTCCGACACGAGTGATAGCCTCATTCACCGACTCGGACCGATCGATCTTCACGACTGTACAGAGCGACGACACTCCGCTACGACATCGGGACATGTCGCTGTCTGTCAGGGACCTTCCTGTGGAGGACATAGAGACCCTGCGAGCAGTCGCAGAGCAAGCCCTGAGCGAGGAGAGACAGGAGACATGGAGCTTCTCGTGTCTCCATCGGTCTGACATCGACGCAGGGGACTGGACCGAGGTCGAGGACACCGACACAGGAGAGCATCTGACTGGTCGTATCGTGTCCATCCAGACTCATCTTGATGGACTCTATGAGCAGGAGGTCACAGTGAGGGGGACGATATCATGATGACAGAGAGCGAGCTAGCAGGTCAGATTTTCCAGACACAGAGAGCAGACAGGACAGCAGCAAGCATAGCTACCGGAACTGCGCTCGAGGACTCTACTGAGGGGCGGGTCAGGGTCTCCATAGATGGGTCTCAGCTTGGCCCGGGTAGCGGTGTCGTCCTTGACACGACGAGGAGCGTCCAGAAGGGGCAGCGGGTCATCATCACTCTGTATGGCCCGACTGGACGAGGCGGGAAGCGAGCATTCGTCTCCGGTGTAATAGGAGAATCCGGCGGAAGCGGCGGAGATATCGAGGAGCGTGTGGCGGCGCTCGAGTCAGAGGTCTCCGATATCGAGTCTGACATCACATCACTAGAGTCAGCGACCTCATCGCTCTCCACACGAGTGACCTCGGTCGAAGGGTCAGTATCCGGGCTTTCTACGAGACTGACCACTGCCGAGGGTAACATCTCAACCCTTACTTCTGATGTGTCTGGGCTCTCATCAAGACTGACAACAGCCGAGGGCGATATCAGCTCCTTGACTTCTGATGTGTCAGGACTCTCCACGAGACTGACAACAGCAGAGGGCGATATCAGCTCCTTGACTTCTGATGTATCAGGACTCTCCACGAGACTGACAACAGCCGAGGGCGACATCAGCTCCCTTACTTCTGATGTATCAGGACTCTCCACAAGACTGACAACAGCCGAGGGCGATATCAGCTCCTTGACTTCTGATGTGTCAGGACTCTCCACGAGACTGACAACAGCAGAGGGCGACATCAGCTCCCTTACTTCTGATGTATCAGGACTCTCCACAAGACTGACAACAGCCGAGGGCGATATCAGCTCCCTGACTTCTGATGTGTCGTCGCTCTCATCTGATGTAGCGTCATTGTCATCAACTGTCTCAGATCATGCCACGTCGATCTCATCGCTGTCATCCAGGTTGACCTCGTTATCGAACAGCGTCAATCTCATCGCACGCGATGTGGATGGCCTGCAGTATGACGTCTCGAGACTGTCTACGAGACTGACCACTGCCGAGGGGACACTGTCCTCGCTGTCATCGACTGTCTCGTCATTGTCATCAACTGTCTCGGGTCTCTCATCTACTGTCTCGGGTCACACATCATCGATTGCCTCATTAACCTCAGATGTCTCTGACCTGTCTACGAGACTGACCACTGCCGAGGGGACACTGTCCTCGCTGTCATCGACTGTCTCGTCACTGTCAACCACTGTAGCTGGTCATACCTCGTCCATCAGCACCCTGACTTCTGATGTGTCCTCACTGGGAACGAGGATAACGACTGCAGAAAGCAGTATAAGCTCGCTTCAAACTACTGTGTCGAGTCACACATCCTCGATTAGCTCTCTGACTACCAGAATGGGCACCGCAGAGACCGACATAGATGGCCTGGACACTAGGGTCACCGCCCTGGAGCAGGGCGGTGGTGGAGACATATCAGCTCTCGCTGCTCGAGTGACTCAGTGCGAGGACGACATCGATGACCTGCAAGCAGACATGACATCTGCGCAGGGAAACATCAGCACACTGCAGTCAGATGTGTCTGGCCTCGGAACGAGGATGTCATCCGCCGAGGGGGACATCACGTCGCTCCAGGGAACAGTCGCTGGGCACACCTCGTCCATCTCGTCGCTTCAGAGTGATGTCAGCGGACTGGACTCAGATGTGTCGTCACTGCTGACTCGTATGGGGACTGCTGAGACAGATATCGACTCACTGGAAGGTCGAGTGACATCGCTCTCATCAACAGTATATGGACACACCACGAGCATTGCGTCACTCCTCGCTCAGCTCGATGGACTCTATCTGGACATCATCACGTCCACTGACTCAAGCGAGTGGACTGTTGGGACATGGGCCACCCGAAGCTGCTTTATGCAATGCATTGTCATCCACGATGGGACGAATGGAATCATGATAGGAAGCTTTGGTGCTGCTTCGAACTCCGCGACCGCTGCGAGTCCGGTGTGGCCGACGCTGAGGCTCGGAACCTTCACTCACTGGAAAATCGGGAGCAGCTCGAACGAGCCATATGGACCGATAAAGATCGTTAACAACGCGTGGGCAAACGCGGCCGCGGTCGTGCGCCTTGGGACCGCCGGCGGTCTGTACTGGACCTTCTGGACCGGTGTGAGCGGCAACCTGCCCGCCGGCGAGAAGGTGACCGGCGTCTTCGTATTCCCTGTAACCAGACGCTAATCAGTACTCCGAACGCAGTAAGCTACTGTACGTAGCTTCGTTTTCATTCACATATCACCAGAATCGAGATGTATCCAATGGACCCATTTTTGACTACAGCGCTTACCGCTGCGATTTCTGCGCTTGTCGGTGCTCTGGTAAGCGGTGTCCTGACCAAAGCTCGCTCGATGACCGACGAGCAGAAGGCCCTCAGGGATGCTATGCGTTCTCTGCTCAAGGCCGAGCTTTTCGACCTCCACCATCGCTATGTGGAGCTCGACGAGCCGCTTGATGCCATGGGGATGCAGCTGGCCTCTCAGTGCTATGAGGTCTACCACGATCAGCTCGGTAGCAATGGGCTCGGAACCCGGCTTTACGAGCAGATTAGCTCTAAGGAAATCAAATAGAATAGGAGGAACACATGTCACCTGAAATCAAGCAATGGTTCGTCGCCGCGGGTGTTCGTGCATTAAAGACGATGGCCCAGACTGCGGTGTCTATCATCAGCGTGGGGACTGTCATGCAGGATATCGACTGGATGATGGTGCTCAGTGCTACCGCTCTGAGCGGAATCCTGTCTATCCTCACCAGCATTGCGGGTCTTCCAGAGGTCGCCTCTGGGACCCCTCTGAGTGAAATCGCAAAGACCACCGAAAAGGAGGACTAATGGCCACATCAGAAGACGTCATCAGAGAAGCAGAATCACGACTGGGGTACTACGCTCCATCGGACCCACAGCCAGGCTCGGAGGCCGGGAGATACTGGGCTCAAAAGTTGGGAGAGGACTGGTTAGCTGGGCCATCCTGGGAAATCGCATGGTGCTGTCTCTTTGCGTCGATGTGCTGTGACCTCGCAACCGGAGGACACGCAAATCAGCTCGTCGATGGCATGGGCGAGAACTGGGAGACCTGCAATTGTGACCGGACTTTGAACCGAGGCGCTCGGAACCAGGAGATTAACAAGTGGGATGCGCGGCGCGGCGACCTCGTCATTTTCGACTGGGATGGAAATGGGTCGTCCGACCACATAGGAATCGCTTTAGGATCCCCGCATGATGGTGTCATCGACACAATCGAGGGAAACACCGGGAACGCGGTCGCAGAGAAGACCCGCTATATGAGTGTCGTAAATCATGTCGTACGACCTCGCTATGATGGAGCACCTGGTCCCGGGCCATCACCTGAGCCAGCCCCAGACCAACCGCTCGAGCTCGATGGATGGGCGGGCCGCTTGACGATATCAAAGCTCCAGAGTCAGCTGGGATCTGTGGTGGATGGTGTACTCGATGGACAGTGGAGGCCGAATAGGGAGCGATTCTGGGCCATTACCGACGACGCCCTGCGCTTCGACCGAGGAACCGGCTCACCATGTGTAGCTAGATTGCAGGAGCGTGTCGGAGCAGACCCTGATGGAGTCCTCGGAGCACGAAGCGTCGAAGCTATTCAGCGGAAGCTCTGCGAATGGGGGTATACAGTCGATGTCGATGGATACCTCGGGAATGCGAGCGCGTCGGCTCTCCAGCGTAGCTTGAATGACGGCCGCTGGAAGTGATATGAAAGTCTGTACGAGCGTTTTCTGGTGTCTGGAATCTCATTATAGACCACCTACACCAGAAAACGCTCGTACGCTGAGAAAACGCCATAATTCGCATTTTCGCAATTTTTCGACTTGCAAAACCGCAGGTCAGAGGGGGTGTCGAAATCGTCAAATTTTTTACTTTAAAATCGACGATCGCATTTTTGGCAGAAAAGGGGCATGATAGTGATTCCGCAGGAAATCGAGCTTGATGGACGCAGATGCTGGGACATCGGATGGGGCATCGTACGCGAAAATTGGCCAGCAGAGAAAAAAAAGAGCGGTGGCGCGTCGCTTTTCGTTAAGCCACTCGTCGCAGAATCACAGAGCTGGTCAGTCGTCTACATCGCTACCGAAACTGGAAAATGTCAGGGAATCTACTATGTCATGAAGACCGAAGATGCTCGGAAATTCGTGATGGATAGTAGAACTCATGGTGTCGGCCAACGAGGCACTCACTGGCAGTACTTCCAGACCTCGATTTTCAATTTCATACAGAAGGGGGGCATCCAGCAGTGCCGCTTCACACACGACACTGGTAAGATGGATACAGTCCTGAAGGACCTTCAAATTACGCCCCTCGCAAAGGACGAAATCGAGGATCTCTTCGGGCATCTCGGATATGCTCACAGCAAGGACATCAGGGGGCTTTGTCCTGGTGTAGTCTATGAAATCGATGGGAAGCCTGTGGACATAGATACAGACCATCCTCGTGACATCACTGGTGTACTAATCGAGCTTGATAGAGCGGGACATTCGTATCGATCAGCGATGTGGGAGGGCTGGGCGAATCTCGACTCGAACCTCGGTCTGGATGTCATCTGGTCCAGACCAGTAACAATCATGTATGACAGGAAATACAGATAGAAAGGGTACACAATGATTTATGGAATAGATATTGCGAACCACCAAGAGGGCTTCGATTTGGATAGAGCAATCGATACCGGGAAGCTCGATTTCGCAATCTTTAAAGCTTCCGAGTATGGGTGGAGAAATGGACACGATGGCATCGACTGGACATTCGATGGATGGGCCTCAGTCGCAGAAAGACGAGGTCTCCGCTTCGGCGCGTACATGTTTGCGAGGACACTAAACTGGGGGAGTGTCGAGGATCAGGTCTCTCTCTTTGTCCGAGCAGTCGGGTCGCATATGAGTCGATGCGTCCTATGTCTGGATTTCGAATCGACCTCCTACTCGTCCATCCAAGGAGACCCAGACTTAGCACTGGCATTCCTGAGAGAAATCAAGAGACAGACAGGAAAGACAGCACTATTCTACACCTCTGCTGGCGAGGTATGGTACAACGACTACAGTCAGGTTAGGAACGAGGGGTTCCCGCTCTGGGGTGCCTATTATGGGGATGGACAAAGCGGCCACGCGTTCCCCATCAGAGACCCATGGGGACCATCACGAGGATGGGGAGCCTGGGGAGACAGGCCGGCTATCTATCAGTATGGCGATGGAGAGCTCATTGGATGGGATATCGACGTTAATGTAGGATATCTGTCCCTCGAAGACTGGGATAGACTCGCAGGAGGCGAGGCCCCGCGTCCACAGCCGCAACCATCACCAGAAGACCCAATCGAGGTCGATGGATGGGGTGGCCGCTTGACTATCTCCAAGCTCCAGAGTCAACTGGGCAGTCCCTATGTGGACGGCCGCCTGTCCGGGCAGCTCCGCAGCAACTATGAGTTTTTCGAGGGATTCAACGAGGATAGGATTGATTTCGATGGTGGGTCCGGAGAGTCTTGGTGTGTCAGAGAACTCCAGCGACGAGTCGGAGCAGATTCCGATGGGGTATGGGGACCAGAGACCTCGGCAGCCACCCAGCGGAAACTCCAGAGCTGGGGGTACGACATCGGCCCAGATGGTGTCGACTCATACTTCGGCCACCAAAGCATGAGAGCATTGCAGGTCAGCTTGAATGATGGTCGGTGGAAGCGATAATCGACCAGTCGTGACACTGATGACGCAGACAGTAGCGTTCTCGGAACATTGCATGTTCGATTTTCTATTAAACATGCAATGTTCCTTTTTTCTGTTTTCCCTTTTTCTCTCATGAGACTTTTATAGAAAAGGTGTCATCAGTGTCTAAAAAGACCTGTAGAGCCACAAAACAGCAGGTAAAAACCATAAAGCACTCATGACAGCACCTCATGACAGCAGAGAAATCAACTGTCACTACTGTCATGAGATTTGATTTAAATTACAATTCTACTCAAAAAATAGCAAATTCTTTTTAAGAATTTCGTCCCCCCGCATAGACTTATACATGTAGAGCGGAAAAGACAAAAAACCTACCCCGCTGTCACATCTCCGCTCTCAGCCATGTAAGTGACAGCGATGGAAGGGGATGATGATCATGGCATTTTTTTCGAAGGACCCAGCAGACTACCGGACTTTTGTGAGACCTGATAGGAGGACGAGTGTGGAAACGCTGGTCGATGAGTGGGTGATTCGGGGGCCTTACCGAAATCCTGCGTCGATTTCCTGGGAAGCTCTTCGGGCGCTTGCTCTGGATGAGACTGACTTACTGTGCATTGCAGATGGGATGCGGTGTGCCAGATTCGGTCATGACGTTTCGAGGAGCTATCAGTCGCTCGCTCCGGTGAGCAAGAAGAAGCTCGATGCGAATCCGGGTCTCGCTGGTCAGCATCTCTCTGTCCTCGAAGCTCGCGTTTTCGGTCGGTGCTGTGAGCGTCTCGGCTGGATCGAGTTCGTCCGAGACGACGAGCTGGATATCATCGACGCTCGTCGAGAATTCCAGCGTCAATCTGCTGTGGAGACAGATGAGCGGAAAACAGCGTTCGGAGGTCTCAGGGATGTGGATGACCTTCCAGCAGGGACGCTGGATCTGATGGTGAAGATCTCACACCAGGTATTCGTTGGGATGCTTTCAGTCGGAAAGCCGCTCTCTTCGTCTGACTCAGAGACTGGGACCGGTTGGCAGCACAATCTGGCATGCCCGCAGTCTCCGACATGCTTTGGTGGCCAGTATGACGCAGTTGCAGTCGGTCATCACACTGGTCAGCGAGTCCTCTGCGACATCAAGATGGTGGATCACAGTGTGGATGCCCATGCATTGATTCGATTCAATCCGAAGAACCAGATCCAGCTCTTGCTCTATCTCAGTCTCGTCGCTATGCAGGATGACATCCGAGATGACGAGATTCCGACTGGACTCGCATGGGTGAATCCCCTCCGAGGTGTGGTCGAGTTTGTGACTGCTGATGTCATCATCCAGAACATGGGTGTCATAGAGCGTCTCGCATCACGTGCTCTGTGTCTACCTGATGATGTCGTGGAGAAGGTCGTCGAGCGACTCTCTGGTGTCCTGACTGCGACGCTCTAAGAAAATTAGACTTAAACCAGTAGCCCCCGCAACAGATTTCTGAGCGGGGGGCTACTGGTGATGGGAGATGATGTACCTGTAGTATACATCATCTCCCGAAAAAGAAGTCGAGAAATTTTTGGATTTCTCCGCATTCTTCTTGATTTTCATCTATAATTTTGCATGTCAGGTAGAGATGAGAGATGGGAGATATCATGACTGACACTACACATGAGACCAAGACCAAGCGGATGAAGCAACGATTCTTCGTCGATTGGTCGGATGGTGCAAATGGACCAGACTGGTATGTCACCGGGTTCATGTTCCTTCCGGTTGAGGACGATGAGGATGCTCGTGATGATGACGAACCGATTGTCGAGGTGGTCTATGGAAGCTTGATATAAGGAAGGAAAAAAAAATATCGAGAATTTTTTCGATTCTCGATATTTTCGGCGTTGCCCCTCTTATACTTTTAGTTAGATAGGGAAGAGAATAGGCTTTTCCCTGAACCATTGGAGATGATGGAAATGAAGAAGATTGAGAACATGAGTGTCTGGGACGCAATCAGCGCAATTGCCGGGCTCATGCACGAGGATGGTCTGACAGTCGTAGAAATCAAGGCTGCTGCAGATACACTTCGTCGCATTAAGTCGGACCTTTACGAGGTCGAGCGCTTTGATGCGATGAGTAACCGCTCGAAGATTGCTGGGGATGTCGCGTGGATTCTTGATAAGGTCGCTTTGGTCGTAGAAGATTGCTATGGAGAATCAGACATGAGTGAGGAACTCAAGGACGACCTTCGTGCTGACATTGAGTGGAACATCGAGGAGCTGTGGACAGGATGCGGGATTGAGCGTATCGATTCGGAGCATGAGAATTTTGCCCCTGAAGTCGAGTATGAGATGACGAGTCACGAGGATGACGATGATGCTATGTCGGATCGTCCTTTCAACATCGATGAGCTTCTGGACTTCCTTGGGGACTATGTGGAAGACTATGACGTAACCGGAATCATAGACGATGCGACCGACTGCGACCCGATCACCGGCAATCGATTCTGGAGGTGGGGAGCCCTGGACTCTGAGGAGTTCCAGCGTATCGTGGACAAGCACGAGAAGTCTGTGTTGGAAGACACACTCGAGACTATTACGAGTGAGGTCGGTGCGGCGTTCAGAGCACTACGAGACCAGCTTGACAGCGATATAGCGGATGACACTGAGGATGACGACTGGCGGATGTCTGACCGGATGTCTCCGACGCTCGCAGAATGCGAAGCCGAAAACCGAGAAAATTGTGGCAGGAGGATGATCCCGCTGGCTCTCTCAGACGATGTTCGGGAGCAGTATCGGCCGCTTCATGAGGCCGCGTGCCAGTTCCGCGCAGATTACGATGAGGCCATGCAAAAGTTGCATGAGGAGTTCACACAGGACCTGCCTGACCTGTTTTTTCACCTGAATCCTGATGACCCCGCTGACAGAGGCGACTATGAGCGGATCCTTCGGGATACATACGCAGGGCTCTTCTCTCACAATGACGCAGAGGATGATGCTGACCGCGTTGAGGAGTGGACTGAGTGGTTCGTGTTCGCAGGAGAGCAGGAGGAACTCCGATTTGACTCTGCGGGAGACTCGTGGCGCTGGTGCCCGCAGATGGAGGTCGGTCGTGCTTGGACATGGGTACTAACTCCATTTGGAGAAGTCCCCGGGGCAGGTCCATTCCTGTCTCGTGATGACGCTCTGGAAGTTTTTGAGAGCTTCGATCCTTTTCTCTGCTGGATCGAGAATCGTAAAAGGGAGATCACTGAAGACCTTCCTCTGGAACTCGACCGGCGCTTTGAGGTCTGTCTGGCCTGTCAGACTGTAAGACGCTCCGAGGATGGTCTTGAGAGCGTCCGAGATGACTCTGTGAGTCTGTCAAAGAGCTTTGACATCACGAGGGACGAGAAAGCGAAGCGCTTACTCAGACATGTTCTCGGAAAATCTTAAAAAATTCCGAATCCGGGCGGTGGAATGCGCTCCGCCGCCCATACTTTTAGATAGATGAGGGATTTCGGATGATTGGGACAGATGATGAAAAAATTCGATGAGATTTTCGAAGAGTTCGGGCACGACCTCGCTCCTATGGACATGGCGAGCAGGTTCGTCGCATCTGGATTCGGGATTATCCCTGGAGGCGGATGGACGCAGGACTCAAGAGTGTTCGCAGACAAAAATGGCGGGTTCTCAATGGCGGCCCCGCTTTACGACATGGATGCGATTAGTGTGGTTCTGGCACGCAAATCAGATTCCCCATACTACTTGGCGCTCGGGACGCTTGGAGATTCGTTATTGTGTGTCGTAGACATAGATAATGGGCACAACGACGCTCCGAAATCTTCGTTCGATGAGATGTGGACTCGCTTCGGTGATTTCGCTAACAGTCTTGGATGCGATGAGAGTGAGATAGAGACACTGTGCATCCAGACGCCCGGGGATGGCATCCATCTCCTATTCGTCTCCGACATTGCACCTCTTTTCAGCTGGCTCACAGCAGCACAGAGCGACATCCTCGGAGAAGGGATTGCGATTGACTGGCTCACCCCCGGTTCGTCTCAGCACGAGACTGGCCCAGGATGTGTCAGACCTCAGTGCTCGGCTCGTCGTGGTGGTCGATATGATGTCTGCGTCCCTGCTGGGTCTGATACATCAGACCTGTCCATGCTCGTGAAGCCGCTTCCAGTTCCGCTTCTCCGCTGGCTCGTAGAACAGCACATAGAGCACCAGCATGCTCACAAAAAGCATGTCGTCGACTGCTTCCGCTCTCCGATGGGTATGAAGAAAGCTCTCAGGAACGAGGATATCGCTGACATCCTCAAAGATGGACAAAAAGCGGAGAAGGCTAAGACGAAGAAGACGAAGGCGAATCAAGATACGGCCAGTAGCTGTGACGAGGTAGGCCTGTGGAAGCAGGAGAAGACAGCTGGAACTGGCTCCCGACACACCGAGACAATCCGGTTCGCTGGTGTGTGCGTACGCAAATGTACTGGATCTGATTTTGATTCGACCTGTGAACTCATAGAAGCGGAGATCAGGAATTTCGGAGAGCATATGTGCGAGCCGGCGCTGCCTGTCCACGAGATTGCGAGCATCGTCCGAGACGCTCGCAGGTGGGCAGAGGATGCTCGGGCTGACATAGAGCAGAGGATCGCAGCGCGTGTAGAAGTCGTCGGAGCAGATGGACAGGTTCAGACGCAGGTACTGCAGGACTTCTGCGAGCGTCGCATAAATGGGGGGTCATACAGGTGTCGTCGCTTGAAGAGCGGGAAGGCTTCCCTTCCGATTTCGTCGCCGGTGAACGTGGTCGAGGCTTTAGAGCATGACGCAGGATTAGCAGGCCGCTTCGGATATGACATGCTCAATTGCAGGAATTGCGTCGTCTCGCCACTCCCTTGGTCGTCGCAGGATGAGACTTTTCCGCGTTTCGTCACAGATGCTGACCTTGGGAGGGTCATCACCTACATCGATGACGTCGCTCAGTTCGACCCGACGCGGAGCTTCCGAGTCGCTTTCAATGAGGTCTGTGCTCGCCACTCCTTCGACCCGCTCGCCGATTTCGTGCGTGGCTTTGATGGACGCTGGGATGGTCAAAACCACATGGGGCTTATTGCGCGCTACATGGGTGTCGATTCTGATGATATAGTCGAGGGATACTCATTCTCTGAGACCTGTCTGACCATGATGATGCGCGGAGCGATTCGCCGAGCGCTACACCCTGGATGTCAGTTCGACCTGACGCTGGTTCTGTGCGGAGATCAGGGGGTAGGGAAGAGCTCTTTCATCAGGGCACTCGCATGCAATCCAGACTGGTATTGCGAGGACCTTTCAGACATAGGGGACCCGAAGCGTGCATTTGAACAGATATCTGGGAGTTGGATTGTCAACATCGACGAGCTCGCTGGTCTTAGGTCAGCAAAGGATGTTACTCGTGTAAAAACGTTCCTCACCGCACGCTACGATGATTATCGTGCTCCCTACAAATCGGAGAGAGAGCGTGTAGCGCGTCGGCAGGTGTTCATGGCGACCACGAATGAGATGAGCTTCCTGAACGACCGATCGGGGAATCGTCGGTTCATGGTCGTCCCATGCGTGGGTGTCATGGATGAGCGTG